AATTGGCGTTTAGCAATGAATTGGTTTACGATTCAGTTCGATGATCGATTAAAAGATCATTTATAAAAAATGGAACTTACACAAAATAATTTACAGGCTCTCATGGAAAATTTAATCAAGACTGTGCTCGATATTTTTAGAACACATAATATTTTACTTTATGTTGTAGCTATTACCTCAGGCTTGCTTTCTTACAATATTTTCGGAGTATCAGATTTAACTGGATATGCTTTGATTAAAACAGAGTTTAAAAATTATGTTGGACTGGCTTTCCTTGTTTCTACAATTACAATTTTAGTGCTTTGTACTAAATCTATTATTAATTACATCCGTGATTTATTGAGTAATAGTAGCTTCAAAAAACAATCCGGAAGAAGGATTAAGGAAAAAATTGAGAATCTTACGAATCAGGAAAAAGCTGTCCTTCTTCAATTTTTTATCCAAGAATCAGAAACTATATGGTTGCCATTTAGAACTCAAGAAGTTGTTGAGCTTATGAACTCTAATATCCTTACACTAGCCAGTAATGCTGCAAGGATGACCTTAGTAGGTGAAGCAGCCATGTTAAAGCTTTCAAAAGATAGCAAGCAAAAACTTGCTAATTCTTATCCTAATATATTCTCAGATAACTTTAATCTAACTGAAGTTAAAACCTTAGTTGAAAAATATACACCCAACAGTGTCAAAGAAGTTAATAGGGATAGAAGGATGTCAGGGTATTAATAATTCAACTTAATTTTATTAGTACAGAGCCGAAAGGCTCTTTTTTATTGCCTTTAATTCGGATGAATGAGGCGTAAGGAGCGGATGCTCATTTTTAGAAAAAGGGTCGGATGACTTATGAAACTTAAAACAGTAACAATCGACGGTAAGGTATATGCAGAAGTAGAGGGTGATAAACCTATCTATATCCATGATGATGGCAAAGAAATGCCACACGATGCTGCACACTCTGTGGCGACAATTGCTCGATTAAATGGTGAAGCTAAAACACATCGTGAAGCCAAAGAAGCAGCCGAAAAAGCATTAAAAGCTTTTGAAGGAATTGAAGACCCAGCGGCAGCTAAAAAGGCATTACAAACAATCCAAAATCTCGACGATAAAAAGCTGGTGGATGCCGGTGAAGTTGAGAAAGTGAAAGCTGAAGCTATCAAGGCAGTTGAAGAAAAATATGCTCCGATTGTTGAGCAACGTGATGCTCTTGAGGCCTCATTGCATAAAGAGCTTATCGGCGGTGGTTTTGCTCGTTCTAAGTACATTCAAGACAACATTGCAGTACCTGTGGATATGGTGCAAGCGACCTTTGGCCATCACTTCAAAATCGAAGAGGGCAAGGTGGTTGCATATGATCCGAACGGCGAAAAGATTTATTCGCGTGTCCGTCCGGGTGAACTTGCAAATGTTGATGAAGCTTTAGAGTCATTGGTTGGTGGATACCAGCATAAAGACTTAATTCTTAAAGGTGGTAAAGGAACTGGTGGCGGTTTTCAAGGTGGGGGCAAAGGTGGAGCGCCTGCAGGAATGAAACGCAGTGAAATGTCTGTTTCTCAGGAAGCTGACTACATCAAAGAACATGGCAATGATGCCTTCCTAAAACTGCCGAACTAATCATTAAAAATTTGGAGATAAGTCGTTATGACTACAACAGTTAACTCAGACATGATCATCTACAACCAATTGGCACAAACTGCTTATTTAGAGCGTTTGCAAGACAATTTGAATGTATTTAACCAAGCCTCTAATGGTGCAATTGTTTATCGTAATGAGATCATTGAAGGTGATTTCAACAAAGAAGCATTCTACAAAGTGGGCGGTAGCATTAAACATCGTGATGTGAATTCAACCGCCAAAGTAGTGCCTGAGAAAATTGGTTCTGGTGAATCTGTAGGTGTAAAAGTCCCGTATAAATATGGTCCTTATGCTTCTACTGAAGAGGCATTCAAACGCCGTGCACGTACACCTGAAGAGTTTGCCATGATTCTTGGTTATGATTTAGCAGATGCATTGGTTGCTGGTCGTTTACAGTACAGTTTAGCTTCTTTAAAAGCTGCTATTTCTAGTAACCCGGATATGGTTGCTAAAGGCAGTATTGCTGTAGATGGGCGTAAAGCATTAACACGTGGTATGCGTAAGTTTGGCGATAAGTTTGGACGTATTAGTTTATGGGTAATGAACTCAGATACCTACTTCGATATTGTTGATGATGCAATCACTAAGCAGATTTATGGCGAATCTGAAATTGTTATCTATGGCGGTTTACCGGGTACCTTAGGTAAGCCAGTCTTGGTTACAGATGCCGTAGGTGATGATGATGCATTTGGTTTACAAATGGGAGCTGTTACTGTTACAGAATCACAAGTACCAGGCTTCCGGGCGTATGACATCAATGATGAAGAAAACTTAGGTATTGGTATGCGTGCTGAAGGCGCGTTCAACTTAGATATTCTTGGTTATAGCTGGGATACATCAAAAGGCGAAAACCCTGACCTTACTTTACTTGGTTCAAGTGCCAACTGGAAAAAACATGCTACTAGCAACAAAATGACAGCAGGCACATTGCTTGACTTGTCTGGCACAACAACTGGTTAACTCATAAACATCTCACTATAAGAGGGCTATTAAGCCCTCTTTTTACATTAAAGAGAAATGCATCATGAAGCTAATTTATACACGTATTGCTGCTGCAGCTGCGTTAGAGGTTGGAACTATTGCCAATCCTGATTATTACGAAAATCCGAATCGAAGTGCCGAAGAAGTAATTATTTACGGTGATTACCCGAAAATCCAAAATGATTACGAAGCTCTGGATATTCCAGTTGAAGTTCGCAAGTTGGAAGAGCCTGCAAAAACGACCTTGGCCACAGTAAATGTCGCGGTGGGAATTACCCCTGAGCTGCAAGAGGTCATTGATAATACAAAAGCTGAGTGTGAAAAGGTTGTTGAGGAAAACGGGCAACTTAAACAGAAAATCGAAATCTTGGAACAAGCTAGTGGTGATAGTTCGGAGTTAATTTCTGAAAACTCACGTTTAAAAGATGCTGTACTCCAAGCAGACAATGCTGCTAAAGCGGCTGAAGGAAAGGTAGTAAGCATTCAAGCAGAGTTTGAAGCTTTTAAAAATGATATTCCTGCAATGCAAGCGCGTATTGCTGAATTGGAATCTGGAAAAGCGGCAGAAAATTCAACAACTGAAACGGCAGTTAATGATTTTGAAAACTGGTCAAATGATCAATTAAAAGAGTATTTAGCTAGTAAAAACATTGGTTACAAGCCGTCTGCAACAAAAGCAGAACTCCTTAAATTAATCCCGAAGGAATAATGCAATGAGCTTTATTACTGTAGATGACGCAAATTCAATTTTGGGCAGCGATTTTGCACCAGACAGTGATAAAGCTCGTCTGGTTCAACTTGCAAATGTTTGGATGAAAAACAAAATAGGTTTTGTGCCAGATCCAATTGATCCTCTTCTTAAGGATGCAGCTTGTGAAATCATCAAAGGCATTCTGGACAAAGTAATTTACAACGGCAAAGACCAGCGGTTAAAGCGTAAGAAAGTTAAAGCTGATTCTGTTGAGTCAGAAAAAGAATATCAAGACGGATCTGAAGCAATTTCTAGCTTTGAACAGATAGCAATTGATTTTATAGATTCACTTGATTTGAAAGATCCAAATGCAAGTTTTAATGGCTTTGGTATACCACTTTACAGGGCATGATATGGGTTTACGTGACGAAATTCAGGCAGAAATCGCTGAAGCATTTAATGAAGATCTGGCGGATGCAGTCTATACCTTTACCTGCGACCGGGTTGTAAGCACAAAGTGGAATCCTAAAACGAATACTTCTGAAAATGTAATTGAGCATTATAAAGGGAGAGGCGTTTTGTTTGGTTCGTATAACCAATATGAGATTTTAACACTTGGAGTATTGGCCACAGATAAAAAAGCTATTGTGCTGCAGAATGAAGTTACCAAAGAGCCAATGATTGATGATGAATGGAGTACGGCGCAAGGTACGTACCGCATCATGCATATTAAACAAGATCCAATCAGTGCAAGCTGGAAATGTCAGCTTCGAAAAGTGTAGGAGCTTAAATGGTTAATACCGATTATGTTCCTGAGTGGTACATCTCTCCGTTTCAACATGTGCAGTACACGCTTGCTCGAAATCAACTACACATGGATTTATTATTCGAAGATATGGATAAAGCTGATCAATTTTTGGATATGGGAGCGGATGTACAAGTTAGTACTTTTTCTGATGGTGCTTATGCAATTGTCCAGATTGGAGATACATCAGATAAAGATCAAATTCAAGTTTATGGACTACTTTTACATGAAGCAGTTCATGTTTGGCAGAAGGTTAAGAAGTTGATGGGAGAAAAAGAGCCTAGTTCGGAATTTGAGGCATATTCAATTCAATCGATCGCTCAAGACCTTTTTAAAATGTATGAAGAAAGCGAGAAGTGAAATGTTCCATAGCGTGAATGATGGCAAAGGGAACCGCAGAATATATGTGAATAGCAATGAAGTTAAACGTGTTCTTTGGGCGAATGAGGAACAGGGTTTGGTTTGTTGCTTCCAATATCCATATAAAGTTAATAAGCGCAAAGGTGGGCTTTGCACAAGAATATTGCGTGGCAAAGTTAAAGTGGAGATGATCAATGGGGTGGACGGGAGTAAAGCCGACAAGCTTTAGTTTTGAAGTTGAGAAACAGGCAGATGAGCATGTAAAGAAAATCACTATCGATACAGTGCAATCACTCGTTGTTTCAAGCCCTGTTGATACAGGAGCTTATCGAGCTTCACATATTGTTTCTATTGGATCTGGTGATTACGGTGTGCGAGAGCCTTCTACTAATGCCGTGCAAGATGCAGCGATTCAAGCCGTGAAATTTAAACTTGGTAGTTTGATTTATATTCAAAACAACCAACCCTATGCTGAGCGCTTAGAAAATGGCTGGTCAGATCAAGCGCCGTTAGGCATCTACAGCACAACGTTTACTTACATTACTCAAAAGTACGGTGGCTAAAATGGAAATGACTTTAGAGGAAGCTAGACTTGCCATAGTAGACCGTATGGAGGCTTTTAAAGGTATTTCTCAAGAAAGAATTAAATATTCCAATCAGCCAGGCTTTACAGTTCCAACTAAAGGTTTGTGGTGTAGTTTGACAATTAAATGGGGGCCAAGTTACACAATTGGTCTTGGTGATACCCCGTGTACACGTCGTACTGGTAATATCTTAATTCAGTGTTTTGCTCGACCTAATACGGGAGACCAGGAAATAACAATTCTAGGTGATGTTTTGCTTGCTCATTTTGAATACTACAGTGTTCAACATCTGAAATGCTGGAGTGGTCAATCGATTGATGCAGGTAAAGATGGAGATTTTGTGCAGCAGAATGTGACCATTGGATTTACAGTCAATTGATATGAAAGATAGTTACTTAAATTAAATCACACCGTCCAAAAGGCGGTTTTTTTACGCCAAAAATTTAACGGCCACCTTCGGGTGGCTTTTTTTATGCCAAGTTAGGAGTAATAAGCCATGTCGAGTGGTGCACGTCAACTGACACAAATCGCAAGAGAAACAACGGTAGGTGTAACACCGACACCGTTTGCTCGGACAACTTTTGAATTTACAGATAATGGCTTAGATGCCACAGTTTCTAAAGAAGAGTCAAAGTCTATCACTAGTGGGCGAATTGCTCGCTCATCAATGATTACAGGCGCAGAATATGCTGGTGAATTAAAGTGCGAAGCTAAATACAGCCAACTTGTGCAAGATTTAATGGCAGCAGCGGCTTTTAATAGTTGGTCATCCAATGTACTTACTTTTGGTGGGGCACTCCGCCAAACATTTTCAGTACTTCGCGGCTTTGAAGACGTAAATGATTACCACGTTTTCCGTGGTTGTCATGTAAATACCTTTAGTATTGAAATTCCTGAAGCAGGCTTAATTTCGATGGCATTTGGCCTAATGGCTTTAGGTCGAACTAACTTTTCAACACCACCCGCTGGTGCAGTAACTCCAGCTGATAATAGTCCAAAGCTTTCTAATGTATCGGTTGGGGAAATCTTACTGGATGGGGTATCTCAAGCAGGAATCTCTTGCTTAACCCAATTCTCATTCAAATGGGATAACACAATGAAGTTGCAGAAATGTCTGGGGGAAGGAATCAATGCCCGAGCGATTTTAGAAACACTTGCAGCTGGTACAGGTTCATTCACAGCTGCATGGTCACGTAATACTTCAGACATGTACGAAAAACAGTTCACCAATACTACAATTTCTTTGAAGGTCCCAATTACAGACACACTGGGTAATTCTTACGAAATTTTTATTCCTAAAGCTGAAATTACAGCTCCATTACCGAGTGGTGGGAACAGCGATATTTTAAACGCATCATTTGAATATAAAGTTGTAGAAGAAGCACCGACAATTACCCGTATTCCAGCACCGGCACCAAACTCAAATCCTTAATTTAATTTTACTGATGGCAGCCTAAGGGCTGCTTTTTTTGGAGTAGAAAATGGCTTTAAAAGTAACCATTCAAACAAGCAAAACTGTCAGTAAATGGCGAGAATATACGGACACGGAAGGGAATGTGCTCGCTGAATTTAAAATTCGTGGATCTGGATATAAGCCCTATCAAGTGTCATTAGAGCGGGCGAATAATCAGATTACCTCAAAAGGTTTTGATGTCAGTAAGGCTGGTAAAGATGACAAGCTTTATCATGAATTGCTTCTCGAAGCTGCTGCATGTCATCTAATAGAAGACTGGAAAGGGGTCATCTTTGAAGAAATGAAAGACGGCGGTGAAGTGGTTGAAACTGAACCTGAGTATTCACCAGAAAATGCGACGAAGCTTCTTAACATGGGCGATATTGGCATTTCAATTTGGCTATACGTAAAGCAAGAAGCTGAAGATATCCAGAAAGAAGCTGATTCATATAAGGATGAAGTCGTGGGAAAGTCCTCCAACTCTACAACTGGTGCAAGTTCAACTCAGAAGAAGAAGCGAGCGACTACAACGCGAAGCAGACAGCGATCGCAAAAGCCTTAAATCTTCAAAATGCTAATGTCATAGAGAAACCCGAGTATTCATATACATCAAATGCTATTCTCTCAGCATATAACGTTATTTCGCGATCTAGACGATATGAGCAGGGTATTCCGCTTTCTTTGGATATTTCTGCCATCTCTGCATACTGTGAGCACTATGAATTGCCAGTAGAAAGAGACATCTTTAATGATTGTATTTTTGCAATTGATAATCTCTTTCTAGATGAGGCACATAAAAAAACGAACAATTCTAAAAAATAACTCTAGAGGTATTTACTAAAAATAACTCTAGGGTTATAATTGCACCATCAAGTTAATAAGGGGACGGTGTGAAAAGTCTGGATTTAATCAAAATGATTGAAGCAGACGGTTGGTATGAGGTTAGGGTTTCAGGAAGTCATCATCACTTCAAGCACCCAAACAAAAGGGGATTAGTTACCATCCCACATCCTAAAAAGGATTTACCAAGCGGAACTGTTAAAAGCATTTTGAAGCAAGCGGGTCTAAATTGACCCGCTTCAATCAGACTCATATAGTCCTATTTCGCAGTACGATTTTGTACATGAGGTGAGTGCAATGTTGTATCCAATTGCTATTGAGAGAGGTATCGACACTGAAGCCTTTGGTGTCACCGTTCCAGATATTCCAGGATGTTTTAGCGCAGGCGATACATTAGGCGAAGCTATCGAGAACGTTAAAGAGGCAATTTCTGGCCACTTAGAAATTCTTGCTGAAGATGGAGAAGAAATTCCATTAGCATCGGATGTCAGTAAGTTTATTGACCAAGAAGATTATAGAGGTATGATCTGGGCAGTTACTGAAGTTGATGTCAGCCGTTATTTAGGTAAGCCGGAAAAAATCAATGTAACTTTACCTAGCCGTTTAATTCGGAAGATTGATGATAACGTAGGTAAAGATAAAAGATTTAAAACTCGATCAGCATTTTTGGCCGCTGGTGCTGAAAAGCTATTACATGCTTAATGTAGTGAAGCCACTCAATCGAGTGGCTTTTTAATATCTAAAAAATATATAATAGAAACAATTAATTATAAGATTTAAGAATATGTTAGCAAAACTTTTATATACATTGGGGTGCTCTATTTTATTAGTGGTTTTAATTAGCTGCACTAAACAAGTTGAAATACAACCACTCCCTCCTTCAGTTGAAGAGGAATATCTAAATTCAAAACAAGAAATAGATAAGATGCTTGATGCATTAAATAATCATGATGTACCAAATGATGAGAAGCGAGAGATATTGTGTAAGACATATCCTGAAGTCTACAAAAATCACTATATGCCAGCACTACTTAAGCTTTCTCCACATCAATATTCAGAAGAAGTGCTTTTGAGAGATTTTGAGGCTGTGATTAAGTTTTATAAACAAGCTTGGTCTATTAAATGTATCTAATGACTAAATATTAAGAAATTTGAAGGGTAGTTTTTAATTCTTTGAACTGTTAAATTTTACCCATTAATTTTGGTGGATATTTTCATGAGAAAAATATTATTAATAATTTTAAGCTTAATAGTTTCTACTCAAATTCTTGCAAAAGACAAGTATGATCCTGAATGTAAGGTTAGTGGCTTTGATAATAGGACTACATGTAGCGTTAAAGAATATGGTGTTTACGTATATGATAAGCCAACAGTTTTAAGTTCAGTTGCATTTGGTGGGGTGTGGACAAGCGCAGATCCGGAAAATATTGGATTAACATTTAGCCTTGGCGACATATCTTCTTTAATTGAAAGTATTTCCTTTAATGTAGATGGTGAAATTCAGAATTTTAAAGTTTCAGTTGATTCAACTAAAACAGTGCATATGGGTGGATCATTATGGAAATCTGTCGGCGTAGTAGTTTTGCCGAAGTCTTACATAGATAAAATTCTAAATACTAAAAATGTAAAATTCAGAATTGTTACAGTTTCTAAAGGTTATCGAGAAGGTTCATTTTATTCTGAGAAAGGACAAGCAAGTGAACCAGTTAAAACTTTAACTGCTTTGATGAAAAAGATTAAGGAATAAGGTGCTTTCGGGATTATATTTCCTAAAGCATTAAAAGTTTAGTTATTTAAAAACCCACTCATTGAGTGGGTTTTTTGTTGCCTGGAGAAAAGTGATATGGCACAAGAATCTCGTTTAGTAATTGTCATAGATTCAAAAAATGCTGAACGTAATGCACGAAATCTAGGCAATGAGCTCGATAGTATAGAACGTAAAGGGGAATTCGCTTCTAAGTCCATGGACGGTTTGTCAGTAGCAACGCGGTCACTTGCAGGTTATATGGCTGGGTTAGTTACGGCGGGTGAAGCTGTTTCAAAAATGGATGCTTATACTGGCCTTCAAAACCGTCTAAAGCTTGTTACCAAAAATCAAACTGAACTAAATAAAGCAACTGAAGATACTTTCAATATTGCTCAAAAAACTTATTCAGCTTGGGATTCAGTTTTACAGGTTTACCAGCGCTTTAGTGACAATGCTAAAACGTTGAATTTGACTATGGATGACACCGCTCGCTTAACTGAAACTGTCTCCAAAGCAGTAGCGATTAGTGGTGCCAGTGCTCAAGCTGCAGATGCTGCTTTAGTACAGTTTGGACAAGCTTTAGCAAGTGGTACTTTGCGTGGCGAAGAATTAAATTCTGTCATGGAGCAAACACCAGCTTTAGCAAAAGCAATTGCGCAGGGTATGGGTATTACTGTTGGTGAATTGCGTTCCGTTGCGGCTGAAGGGAAAATTACTTCACAAGAAATTGTTAAAGCACTTAAAAATGTTCAGAATGATGTTGATGCATTATTCGCTAAAACCGATATTACTATCGGGCAGTCTCTGACACTTCTTAATAATCAAGTCACAAAGTTTGTTGGTGAAGCTGGGAAAGGATCGGGAGCAGCACAAACTTTAGCTGGTGGCATTCAGTTACTTGGCAATAATTTAAATGTCATCATTGATGGTGCAATAGTTGTTGGAATTGGCTTAATAACAAAGTCTATCTTAACTAAAACAGTCGCCGTTCAAGCAAGTATCGTTGCTTCAGCTCAACAAAGAGCAGCTAATTTTGCAGAGGCACAATCACAAGTACAGTTACTAGGTGTAGAAGCAATGCGAGCAAGACAATCCGCTGCATTAACTCTCACAGAGGTAGGTTTGGCTCGAGCAGAATATAATGCAGCATTGAGTGCAAATGCACGTGCAGCAGCGATCCAAAGACTAACCGCTGCTGAAGTTGCCCATAATATTGCTGTAAAAGAAGCAACCATTGCGACAACAGCTTATTCGGTAGCTCAATCTCGATTAACTACAGTAGCCACTTTAGGTAGTAGAGCTTTAGGTCTAGTGGGTGGACCGATAGGTGCAATTACACTTGGAATTACGGCTTTGGCGGCTGGCTATATGTATTTCCAAGATAAGGCTGCAAAAGCTACCCAGAAACTTGAAGAACAGGCAAAAGTTGCTGAAAGAACAGATGAAGCTTTAAAAAAATTATCTGGCAATGATAAGGCAAAAGCCGTTAATGATTTAACTACAGCGTTCAAGGCTCAAAATGAAGCACTACAAAAATCCTCATTCGCGGTTGGTGCAGCTTTAATTGATATCGAAAACTATGCACGAGGAAATAAAGAGGTTGAAAAGATTTCACAAGATGCAAGAACTGGAACAATCAGTTATTCGGAAGCCATTGAACGTTTAAATAAAATTAAACTGCCTACCGATCTGTATGAAAATCTTAAAAAGCAAGCTGCCCAATATGATGAAAACTCATCTAAAGCAAGTTTGTCTGCAGAAAAGCTCAAAATATTCGGTGTTGAAGTTAGTCTTGCTGGCAATAAGGCACAAAATGCAGCAGTACAAGTAAAGAGTAATACGGATGAGCTACATGGTAATGCTAACGCAGCCGATCGTGCAGCTAAAGCGCAAAAAGGTTATTTCGAAAGTCTTCGTTCAGAAGTACTTAAATCGAATGAAGAGCTGGCGTTATTAAATCTTGGCTACAGTGAAGAAACTGTTAAAAAGATTATTGAACTTCAAAAGGCAAAACAAGCCGTTGCTCCTCCAGGTACTACTGCAATTGTAACCAAAGAGGAGATGGATTTAGTTGCACAAGCTCAAAAGGCCCTCGATGTACTGAAAGACAAAAAGGATGAGCTAACTGCTGCTGAGCGAAAACATACGAGTGAACTTGAGAAACAACAAAAAGTTTTACAAGTGAATGAGAAAGTTCAAGCTAATGCAGCGAAGTACAATTTTTCTGGCATTGAGTCTAAGTACAACTTGCCAGCTGGCACCTTATCTGCAATCCATATGATTGAGTCACGTGGTAATGCCAGAGCTTACAACAAGTCTACAGGTGCAACTGGTGGGTTCCAGTTTCTAGAAGGTACAGCAAAGCAATATGGTGTAAAAGACCGTTATGACTTAGCTCAGTCTGCTGAAGGTGCAGGTAAGTACATGTCTTACCTTTTAAAACTTTTCAAAGGAGATTTAGAAAAAGCTGTACGTGCTTATCACGCTGGTGAAGGCAATGTCCAAAAGGGTAAAGGTATTGGTAAAAATAATAATCAATACTGGAAAGACTTTATGGGCTATGTGGCTGGTGCTAATGGATACAGTGCTGGTGATATCTCTTCCAAAGACTTTGACAAACTTCTTCAAGACACAACGAACTTAGCTAAAGAACAGGCAAAAATACGTCTTCAACTGGAAAACGATGTAGCTGATGAAGTGACCAAGATTAGAAATGATCTTGCTAAGAAGTTGGAAGATGTTGATAAAGCCAACTTTACCCCAGAGCGCAAAGCTGAAATTAAGGCAGAATTACAGCGCCGTGCTGATAATGATGTGGCTATTGCCAAACAAGCAATTAGAAGCAAACTGGAAGACTATAAGGAGTTCCAGAAAACCGAGGAGCAGTTACTTGAGGAGAGCTTTAACCGTAAAAAGTTCAATGCAGCTCATGACATTGAATTAAGTAAGTCTGAGCAGAAGCAAGCTGTTGAATTGCTAGAACAGCAATATCAACATGAGTTGGAGTTGATCAACCTCACAAAGGCTGCACGTCAATCTGCATATGATCAAGCCAATTTAAAGGCATTGCAGGAGCTAAAACAGCAAAGAGATCTTTTAGCTGCACCATTTGAACAGCGAGCAGGTCTTTCACTGCAATTTGGTGAAAGAAATGCATACGCTGAAAATGACAACAACCTGATTAATCAGCGAGATGAGCTAAAAATCCAACTTGAGCAAAAAGTGATAACAACACTTGAATACAACAAACGGATTGAAGATGCTGTTTTGCTTCACGAGCAAAACAAATACAAGATCCAGGAGGAGTACTCAGAAAAATATAGTGACTTGCAGTTCAACCAAAACCAAACGCAGCTAAATATGTATTCTTCCATGATCTCGGCTGCTCAAGGAACATGGGGAACCATGACAAGCATTATTAAGGATGCTCAAGGGGAACAATCAAGTGCATATAAGGCAATGTATCTGGTTCAACAGACAATGGCCGCTGCTCAGGCAATTATATACGGAAACCTAGCTTCCGCTGCCGCTCTTGCGCCACCACCTATCGGCTTAGGTCCAGCAGCAGGTATACCGCTATCTACTATGATGAAAACCACTGGATATGTTAATGCTGGTTTGATTATGGCTCAAGGTGTTGCCGGTATAACTGGTTTCTCAACTGGTGGATATACAGGCAACATGGGGCGTGGTGATGTTGCAGGTGTAGTTCATGGTCAGGAATATGTACTCAATGCCGCAGCTACCAAGCGAGTTGGTGTTGATACATTGAACGCCATTAACTCAGGTGGGAGTTTGGAGAGAACAGTTTCATCTTCTGGACAGCCTGTCACAATCCAAGTCTATGTAACTGATTCAGGTGTAAATACCAATGGTGCTAATACTCAGGATCAGAAGCAGCTTGGGCAAATGATCGGCAATGCTGTTAGAACGATTATCCGGCAAGAGCAACGACAAGGCGGTTTATTATCAAAGTAACCCACTCGAATGAGTGGGTTTTTTAATTCCAAAACAAAACCCCGATGTTGACGCATCGGGGTTTTTGCATTTCCACCAACCGACGAAAGTAAGAGGAAAATAAATCTATATGGAAGATTTTATCAAATTAATTAACTGGTGTCTAAAGGAAATGAATGAAATGAAAGCATGGCGCTTTGTTGCGATCCTTATCACTTTGATTATCTGTACATATCTTTGGAAAATGTAATGAAACTAAATATTTAAACCGACCCATTTAGAGGTCGGTTTTTTTATGGATTCAATTTATGAGCAACCTTAAATTCACTTTCGAATGCGACTTAGACGGAAATAGTAATACTCAGCGCTTTAATACGTTATCAAGCAAATTTGGCGATGGTTATGAACAGAATACTTCAATTGGTATTAATAACCGATCTGGTGAATGGACTTATCAAAGAACAGCTTATAAAGCTGAAATTATGCAAATCAAAGCGTTCTTCGATCAGCACAAGGGCGCGGACTCATTTTTGTGGGATTCGCCGTTAGACGGTGAAGTTCGAGTTAAAACAGGTGAATATCAACCCCGTTGTTTAGGTGGTGATGTTTGGCAAATCTCAACGACATTCACCCAAGTTTTTTACCCTTAATTTAAACCCCTTTAAAGCCCCTTTTTGGGGGCTTTTTTATGCGAGTAAGAAAATGACAATTCAAACAGTAAATCTAGGTACGGCACCGACTGGTGCTGGCGGTGATACGTTCCGCTCTACTGGCGCAAAAATGAATGAAAACTTTACGAATAACAACCATGCAGCTAGTCGTTATGTTGGAACTGCGGATGGTAATTTGCTAGAAGTTGGAGCTTTTGGTGTAGGTCGGAGTTCATTACTTACTGAGCAGCCGAATGCAATAACTGCGAATGGCTTTTATCACGCAAGGTTAGAGAATGGGATGAATTATTGTTCTTTCATTCACGTAGGCCATTCTTATGATACTGATTATTCATGGCAACTTGGCGTACCGATGGGTGATACAAATTTGTATTCGCTAAGGGGGCGGGTTAAATCAAAAGGAGTATGGTCGAATGAGGCTATTATTAGAAATAGTCATAATACCACTATCGACTCGAACGGATTTATCAAAGCTGCCTCTCCCGTTGTTAAATTGTTTGCAGATAAAATTGAGTTAAATGAAGAAGCTGCAGAGCAACCACTTTCATTTGAGAAGTTGGGTATTGGTCATTATTTAGTTAAAGGTTCTTCTGGATTCGCTAAAGAAGGCTGGTGGATTGAAATTCCTACAGACACTCATGGCAATAAGATTTGTGCAGTTGAATATCAGACATTGGAAAATGGTGATCTTGAAATTAAGACATTCAAGAAAAAGCTAAATGATGAGGGCGATATTGTTGCGAATCTCGATGCACCAATTGATATCCCAAATAACGCAAACGGTGAGCCGCGCTGGATTGATATTCGTTTAAACAGTATCAAGAAGACAATCGTCAGAAAAATTCCACGTACTGAAAAACAACCGCGTATGGTCCAGCAAGTAAAATATGCACCGCAATTGACCTATATCACTAAATACGAAGATTTATTTGATGATGAAGGAAAAGCTGTAATTGTAGATGGCAAGAACTATAAAAAGCCAGTAACCCACATTCAAACTGATCAAAACGGCACACCCATCCTATCAAATCAACCAGTCATTAATGAAAATGGTGAGCCAGTTTTTGAATGGGTTCAAGCAGTTGATAGTGAAGGAAATCCTGTTTTTGATGATGTGCCAGTCTTAGACAAAGATGGAAATCCAATCTATGACGAGGTGACTTATGACCCTGAATAGTGATTTCCAGAAGCTGTATGTAGATGGATTAATCCATTTGTATGAACTAGATGCCAGCTCACTTGGAGCTGGCATTTTACGTTTCCACGGGCATATAGCTTTTCAAGACTGGCAAAAAATTTATACGTCAATTGGTTCCGAAGGTTTAATTGGTGCCGACTCTGGCAGCATTGGAAAGATTTTTGATACCGGTGACCAGAAGGTATGGAACCGAAATATTATCTGGCAAGGTCAAGTTTTTGAGCCAATGGCACTCGAAGTAAGTGGCCTTGAAATGAGTTCAACTGGTAAAGCTTCAGCGCCAACTTTAACAATGGCAAATAACATTAACGGCATTCAACATGCTG